GGTTCTTCTGTCGTAGGTTCTTCTGTCGTAGGTTCTTCTGTCGTAGGTTCTTCTGTCGTAGGTTCTTCTGCGCCTAACATATCCCATAAAGCTACTTCATCTATAACTTCGTTATCAACTACGTCTTTTGAATCTAAATCCGCCATGAGTGTCTCTACCTGCGAAAAGTTAACCCTAAAATATCATTATTGGGGAGGGTGTGTCAAGCGGCTATAGGGGGCTTTATTAATTGCAACAAATCGTCTAAGACGGTTACCCCTCCTTGCAGGCGCATAACTTCATCCAAAGAAATTTCCTGCGTCAGCCTCTCCACCTGCAAATCCCTCATCGCCTTCAATATTTTCCGAAGCTGAGAGACTGAGTTGGTCGGTTCCACCAATTCCGAGGGACGATACTCCCTCCGGCAACGGTCTAGTTCCTGCTTGCATTGTATTATTCGCTGGTTGTTGGCCATTTAGAATACCTCTTACTGCTGTGGTTAGTGGTTGCGCTTCATCCAGTACGATGGCGTCTCCTAATTCCAACACTAACGCCCGCTGTTTGTTAAGTTCCTTTCGGTCTATGAACGGGGCATCGAACTGATTTAGTGTGCTATTCGCAAACTGGTCGAGGTTCTGTGCGCGTATTTCTCTCGCTACTAAGGAGCTTGTACCGCGTACCACGATGTTGTAGTCCCCTTTAACCGCTGGGTTCGGGTTATATCGCATATTCCATGCGTACATAGACCTAAGAAACGGTTTTTGCACGTCATCGTCAAGGCTAAATAATTGGTCTTTGAAAGTTACTTGCGCGGCGGACATTAGCATCGACAGCCCCGACGCAGTGCGCCCTACACTTCCTTTTGAGATTGGTTCCCCGTGCATATAACTTGGAATCGTCGCTTCGTGGATATTGTTGGCAAAGAACCCCGCCATACGCAGATATTCATCAGTATGGGATTCTAACCGAACCTCGCGCACTGCGGGGTATTGTGAGGCTAGTCCTTCCCCATTACGCGGCCATATTTTGAACGGTTTAACATCTGTGATGTTAGTTCCCGGAACCAGTAAGTCTATATTAACCTCGACTTGTGGCCCAGCGCATATTGCTGCGTTATCTTGCATTGCCCTAACCGCAGCGTTGAGGCTGGTTTGGTCATCCCTAATAATGGCCGGTATCCCCTCCCCAAATATGTTTGTTTCATCCTTATCCCAGTAATAAGCGTAATAAGGAAGCTGCGTTCCGTCAATAGGTTGAACATCCACTTTTATGACCGTACTACCCAGCATCCATGCGTTGACCCAAAATTCTTCTGTATCTTCTAACTCTGGTATGGATACCCCTATTGCGCTTAACTCATCCGCATTCATCGCCCCCCAATACTCCACAACCTCGAATCTTGGAGCTTTCGCCGTTGAAGTAGGAGCTACTTCCCACCCCATATCCCGCAAATCCATTTCCCAGTGTAACGGCATGTAGTCCCCTTCTTTATGGGTTCTTAAGTATTCCAATCCCGCTTCTGTGAAGAAATCTTCCCTAGACACCAGTTCAGCCACAACGTGCCTCGGCATCACCGAGCGTTGAAATACAAACTGCGCTTCGTCGAATGTGGTGGCGGTCGTATCTGGGTAAACTTCCCACACCGGAGTGAACTCCACAAAGGGGCGCATTACTCTGTTACGCACCATTTGCCACCCGGAAGGGCCTAACACCCATCGCCGGTCTTCCTTAATCCCTAATAACGGGCCTTTGAGTATCCCTGTACCGAACAAATTGCCAGACTGAATAACTAACTTCATTAGCTTACGATAATGGATGTCCACTAATTGGTCGCGGATAACTTTCTCCATTAACGCCGCTGCGTGGCGAGCTTGTTCCACTAGAACCTGATACAGCTCTTGCGGGCTTGGTATTCTCCCTAACTGAGTTTGTATCTTTGCGGCTACGTCGGGGGACAACTGCAACTCAGGCACTGGGGTAGGGGTTATTGACCAATTATCATCTGACCCTGCCGGGAATACTAAGTCCATCAGACGTGCTGTTGCAGACTTGACTTTTATGCGCGTCATCCGAGTGTACGCTCTCGACCGTTCAGCGGGTATATTTTTAAGTTCTACCGCCCCGTACTGCCCTTTAAATTGTCGTAAATCAGCAAGCCATCGGTTTTCTATGGCGAAGCGGTCTCTTTTCGCCGCATCGTAATTATTCTTTAATACCATCCCAAGCCTTATACGCGCGTTGCTCGCGTCTGTGCTTTGTTCTGCCATACTCAATACCCCGCTATTGTTGCCGCTTTGTAAGGCGCTGTCCGCACTACCGTTTGCTTTTGTTTGCCCGGTTGGTACAAATGTAAGGACACATATTGTAACGCTTCGCAGACATGGCTGCTGGGGGTTTTATCAGGGACGTTTTTGTACCTTTCTTCCCCGATGACTTTAATTCGTTTCATTGAGTACCCCCCATTTAAGCCTTTTATTAGCATTCGGCACTGCGGGTTGATGGTAAAGGCCGGTTCCCCACCGACTAACCGATTCATAAAGTACGCTGTTGATTCCCGACGCGCAGTGAATCCATTCGTACTAACTCCTATGGGGTTAAGCCCGTAGCTTTTAAGCACGTCTCGACAAGTAGACTCGTCCGACTGCGCTCGCTGTGTCCCGGCGGGGTCGTAAGGGGACTTGTATTCAAGCCCAGAAAACTCCGTAGACAGCATAGGCATCACTTGGGATTGTAAGAATTGTTCTAGCCCTATGCCTATGCCGATAATTTCACACAATACCCTAAGTTGCCCAGATGTGGTGTGTTGGCAAATGACACATGCAGGAGTAAGCCCGAAATCGAACCCTAAAAGTAAAGGCATCCCTTTATGCACGGGCATCTTGGTTTTCGAGACGTGGAGGTTAGCATTAAATTCTGGGTATACGGTTTTGCCTGAAGACACAGGGCCATACTGTGCGTTTACATACACAGTTACCCAGTCCTTTGGTTTACCTGCGAGTAAGCGTTCGTAATACCCGCGTCCTTGTGCTAAGCGCTGTTGGTTATTTAAGGGTAGCCGTAAAGTTTCCTCGGTCTGATTAAGGAAATTAAGATTCTCCGCGTCCGGGGCAAGCCCTGACGGTTGCTCAAAAAATTCCCACTTGTCTGGCTTTTCCACAGTCGCAATTTGATGATACCAGTGGTCATCATCCGGCGGGTTAGTATCCGCGATTACGCATGGGTGGTAGCATGTCCCTCCATCTTTTGGAGAAGGATACCTACCGACCCGGCCCGTTATACCGTCCAGAACAGCGCGGGGCAGCTCTCTAACTTCATTTAACCATGCCCATGAGGTGTCGAACGACAACAGTTTCTTAACATCTGCGGGAGTTGGTACTGCTAAAAAAACAACTTCTAACACCCGCTTATCTCCCAACAATAAGGTTTGGTGGATAGGGATGTCCCACTTAACAGGGCCAAATAAATGTTCTGGAAACCAGTCAAGCCACGTCTTAATAGATGTACTTTTTAACTCTGGGATGGTGTTACGAACGATGATGACACGAGACCGTGCCCACCCATCGGCGGCAGGGGGCTGCATTAGCGCGTGAGTGAGAATATCCATACAGCATGTAACGGATTTTCCCGACCCTATCGGCCCCATAATACCGCGTACTTCGGCGCGGGATTTTAAAAAAGCCTTAGCAACGGGGCCGGGAGGGACGTACTCGACTAATTGCCCCATAGCTTACTCTTTAATCCCTAAAAACTTCGGTACAGCGACAACAAGGGATACTAGCAAAGCTGTTAGTAAAGTCCATGCAAGGGTCACAATCCAAGTGTCTCTAGCCATTCGCAAGTTAAGCCTCTCAATAGCTGCGGCTTGCGCCGCTAGTTGCGCTTGAGCGTTATTAAGTTGTTGGGTATGTTGTAGGCCGTACTGCGCTCCTAGCTCGTCGGTGTGTTTAGTTGTTAATTCTAGGGTTACTGTTAATTCCCGCAGCGCGATTCGCACGTCGTTGGTGGCTTCGCGTAGAGTCTTAACCTCCGCTTCTAAGGCCGCAACTTGAGGGCGAAGGGTTTGTTCATTTATCGTCATCGTTGTCCGCCTTGCATTTATTTAAAGAAGAGTCCGCTACATACCCTGCTAGTAACGCTGTGATATATGTTTGCGGGGATGTTAAGTCTGCTGTAGACACTAAGCTGGCTGCGGACGCGCTGGCTGCGGTAATGGTCATCATTGTCGCGTCTAAATTCTGCACCATGTAGGTATAAAGTGAAGTTTTAGTCTGCGCTCTAAATCGTCTTTTTGCCCAATGTAAAAATACTCCTAACATAACTACTGCATACACCCCGAAAGGGGCTAAATTAAGCATTATCACTACGCTTCCCCTATAGGTTGATTACTCGAAGTTCGTTTAAACCCACGATTACGCGATTTTGCGAGCATTCGTAAATTATCTGAGTGGTTTGTCCCGCCGTTATCAATAGCCCGTTTATGGTCAACGTCTTTACCGTCTCTTTTACGCGCAGACCCTCGTTTCACCATTTCGGCGCGGGCTGCGTTTCGTTTAGCGCGGTTCTTTTTCTGTTCTTCCGTACCGTGGTAACGCGCGTACTCCGCTTCGTAGTCACGACCTGTAGACTTGTTAAATGGTTTACGAGACCCGGCCATCAACTCCCTCCAAATTCAATACAAACTGCACTTTTCCAGCTTCCGCCGACATATTATATTCAACTGACTTCACATCTGGGATTACTTTAGCCAGCCTAATTTTCACAATCTCGACTCTAAGTCGTAACGCATCTATCTCATTACGGCTTAATACGCTTCCTCTAGCTTTAAGTAGCGCTTCTACCTCTCCTAACGTAGAGATGGCGGTCGTTATTTTGAGTTTAGCGCGTAAATCTTCAAGGGACAGCACGTCTCCCGTTAGCTTTTTTCCTAAACTATTATCCGCCGCCATACCTATTCTCCGTTTTACCTCAGTAAATGAGGGACATACCGCTACATCGCAGGTACTTTACCACGAATAATAAGGTAACTATGAAGTAGCGTCAACTTAAGTGGGTAATTTATATTGTTGGTATTGTTGGTATTGTTGGTATTGTTGGTATTGTTGGTATTGGTATTATTTAGAATAACAATCCCCGTATCCCCCTTCTGCGGCTAATGGCAGCCCTTCTGCCCAATCGGGAGTTTGCGATAAACACTCTAACCCGAAATTCAAAGCTTCGTCCGCATCTTCGATACTTGCTAAGTAAATCACCTCGTCGTGGGTGGACGACACTACATCATAGCGTTCCGAAATCATTAACAATTGGTCAGCGATAACGTCGCGGGCTAATGCCTGTATGATATTTTCAAACATAGTCCCGCCCCATAACTTATGGTAAGTGTTGATGCCATACCACCAAACGCCGTCTTCGGCTAAATGTAAGTTTGGGTATTGGATAAATCGGCCTGAAGGTAGTTGTATCGCTTCGTGCATCATAGCGACGCAGCGCACTGTTTTGTGAAATGGGGTAAATGTCATTGCAGGCAGCATCGCATTTAACTGTTCCCACATCTCTTTTATATTGGGGTTGTTTGCCCTATATCTACTTACTGCGGCTTGTGCATCGGCCTCAGATAAGTAAATCGGGTCAAGCCCTATAGGCCCTGCCGCGCAGTATTTACGGAACATATACGCCCCCATCCCATACTGGCAGCCTAATGACGTTACTTTGCCAAACTGCCTTTGCCCATAAGTAATATCTTCGATGGCTACATCGGGGAAATGCGTTGCCGCTTCTACCTTGTACAAATCCCCCCCAGTACGAAGGATGTCTAGCCTGTCATTTTGCTGACAAAACCATAGCGCCATGCGAAGCTCAATTTGTGC